GGGGGGTTTTCCTTTTCCCCTTATGGTTTCCCATTAATTGTTTTTCCGTGAAACGATTTACCACTTCAAATGTGTGGGTGTCATGAATTTGTACTCTTTTCCTACTGGATTCATTAACATTTCCAATAGTAGCTGTTCTTCTTGTTCGACTTGCTCCAAGCTTAAACCATGATATGCTGCGCCAGAAGCTATTGCTTGATCTCGATGGTACCAGTTGATTGGTTCTATTGGCATGTCATGGTGCTCTATGATTTTTCTCACGGCTGGACTGTCGCCCAGCATCATGCAGTATGACATGGCCCTCGCTAGAAAATTTTCCTCGGTGGCCAAGCTTATGCCGTTTGTTACTTGGAATTTGTTGTATATTCTGTGTATGTTGGGGCCACATTCAAAACTTCCCGTAGAGTTCCTGTAAATTAGCATCTGCAAAAAACTACCAGCCACTCCACTCTGCAAGCTGGTGCTGTGCATGTTGTAATAATCTGCTATCTCTCTCCTCATTCTCCTCAAGTCCGTCCTGTGGTGCGTGAATGCCAAAAAATCATCTCCCAACACGATCATTAGTTCTATGCTCGCTTTGTTTCTGGCGTACCATCGACTGTGTGCGAATATGTTGACTATGACGTTTCCCAAAGCTGTAGTAGCCTGACCTGTATGCCTCATGCCTGTGAGGCTACCTCTTATGGTGTCACCTTTCAACCTCCAGTGTCTATGGATGGACCGCCACATGCTCAAGGTTGTCTTGTGCACACCCAGAGCTGCGTACATCATGAATTCACAGTCCAGCGTTTGGTCATCAGTCTGTCGGTCTTGTTTCGCAAGATCATCCTCCAGCAAATCACACCTGGAGTCAATCAACCTCACTCTGGCAGCTATGTCATCCGGGGTCAACCCATCTGCGTATATAATGTTTGATTTTAGCAAGGTTTTCAGCCTCTCTTTCGCCTGTAGGAATACAGGGGCAAATATCGCACAGATACCTTTTTGTTGCCACACTATTATGCGTGCTCTGTCGAAAGTGAAGTCTCCCGGTGGGTTGTATTTCAACAGCGATTCCACTTTGGCATGCACTTTGACCACGTTTAGGTTGTGATGAGTGAACCCTTCAGCTATTATCTCATCAACTTCCTTTGCCACCCCTACGTTGCCAGGTCTTGTTTTCAGCCACTCCAGAGTGTTGTCCGCGTTGATGCTGAGCAATTTTGAATCGCTCGTATAATCTGCTATCATGTTGCGTGCATCGTCCACAAACATGTTATCAATTACCCTGTCTACTTCTTCCTTTGGGTCCAGGTTTTCGGTCCGCACCGTTATCACCGTTCCCAGCCGAGTGGTGACCGCGTTGAATACGGCATTTGGGGCTTTGGTGAATGTGTTCCTGACGTGTATCGGGTATTCTGACATGGCTGTTACATACTGAGGTTTGAATCCTGTGTATTCACTGTGGTCACTCAGATTCATGTCTTTGCTTGGGGCAATTCTTTTGTTCATGTCCGTGAGATCCCCATTTGTCCACATGTCCATTATCGGAGCTGGGGTGTCTTCTCGGGCTGTCATAAACAGGTCAACAGTGTTTGTGTCTTCGTTGGAAATATAGGGCATGAAGTTTTTCACCAATGCGTCCTGGCCTTGTGGGGTGGTGGTGTACCTGAATCCATCATCAATCTGCCACGTTTGAGTCGCCTCTATCGCGTCCAAGCCTGGATACAATTTTTGAAGCTCACTCATGTCCGTTTCCTTGCGTTTCTTTATTCTTGGCAGCCACTTCTCTTTTATGGTTTTAATTAACTGGTTGAGTTTCACTATGTCTCTATGTTCCCTCGTGAATTCTCCCACCACATGCATTCCCATGGCGTGGGCCCAGGTGTCCGTCCAAATGAGGTGAATCACTGGCCTTTGTATGTTCTCCTTGTACCACCTGGTCTTTTTGAACCTAGCTGCAAATTCTTTTATAAATGTGGTGTCTCTGTTTATGGTATCGTAACCTTCGAAGAACATCTCTGTACATATGGTGTTCGCTTCCTCACCCATAAACCCGTCGTCAAAGTCCAGCAATATGTCCGGCCTTCTATGCGCTGCGTAGGTCTTGCCAGTCATCGGCAGTGCCGTGAGGGCCACTGGCACTCGCTTGGTACGCAGCTCGGGCTTGTGGAAGTCGATACCGTGGTCCTTGTTGCTTGATGTGACTGCTGCGGTTGGGCTTGATCCGTCGAAGTGGGCCTCACCTCTAAACCAGTTGATCCCGTTTCGAGCTTCCACCCTCATGTCAACAGCCTCATGTTGGGTTGGCTTTCGTCCACCCACCAGTGCTGATGGTATTGCGACCAGCCACAGGTTTCCCAGTGGATATGCCACTGCACATCGAGCCTGATGGTCCACAATGTCGATTTCATCACAGTCCTCCAAAACCACGTGCACTTTCACGGGGTCTCTGACCTGTGGTGTCTCTTCCAGTAGCTGTGCTGCCATTTCTTCCATTAACAGGTCATAAGCGTTGCGCAGGCCACACAAATGCTTGCGCGCTGGCACTTTTGCTAATGTTCTCCTCTCTGCTCCATTGTCCTTTGCCACTCTTCGACTGGCCATTGGTATCACAAACCATTTAATGTGTATGGCTTCCGTTTCTTCGGTTGCCGCCACTTCAATCAACTGCTGTATCATGACATTCCATTTGTGTTGGTTGTTGACGTGCCATAACCATCCAGTCTTTTCCTCTGGTTGCGGCACTTCCCATTTTGCCTTCGTGGGATCTCCCTCATACACTTGAGTGTGGTAGCAGTTGCCGATGTACTGCCCTCCAAGAAACTTGTCTTGTGTTCTACTCGCCTTTAAGAATTTTTCCTTTGTTGAGCTGTATAGGCAAGACCAAATTGTCCCTGCCTCTTCCAAACCGCCCGATTTGAAACCCAGTAGTTGGGCCTCCTGCCCTCCATAATGCCTCCTGTTGTGCACCCATGTTGCTTTGGGGTAAACTAGCTCAATCAACTTGGTTAGTTGGCTCAGGTCTTTGACGCCCAATATGATTTTCCATTGTTTTGTCAGGAACACATTGTCGGTGTCGTCTTTTATTTTCCATCCATCGTCATACTCGACTGGGCCCTCTGAAAAGGCTTTTGCTTTTGCGACCCAATCAGGCAATTTCACCAACATCGTTTTATAGGCATCAGGGGCTTTACCTTCCTGCACCATGTTGTACGGTGCTTCTGGCCGGTGGTGCTTTTCGTTGTCATAGTACCTTACCAGCCAGTTTTTCCCATGTGTCCCGATTGGGACCCCAGTCAGATCTATTGACAGGGCCACCAGTTGCTCCCTGGTTTCCGCGTTGATGCACGAAAACGTGGCACTCTTTTGGCTCGAGTGCATGTGGTCCTGTGGTGTTTCAGCATCCGCCCGCCGGAATACGTTGCTGCGCACATCGACCACCATGTCTAGGATCGGTTTCGCAGGGCATACTGCTGTAACCGTGCCTTTAGCTTGGTCGCTGAACACTACCAAGCTAATTTGCCAACCCTTGGTGGTGCTCACCAGCAGTATCTGTCCTGGTCGGAAGGGCCGGGACATGACTGGTCTTATTTGAACCATACCGTCGTGCCACGTTAGTGTGCTTTGCACGTAGCTCTCGCTGCTGAGTATGTGTGTTAAGTTCTTCCCTTCTATTCGGGCCTCTATGCTTTCGAGCATTGTTGCAAATTCGGCCGTGTTGGTCATTTCTCTCCAGCTCCTGTCTGTTATTTTTCTTACTAAAGTCTTCATTTCAGCCAAACTGAACGGCACGTGTGAGTTGTGTGTGTGCCACCCATTCTGTATCGTGAGGCAGTTGGGCTTGTTACCACAGGGTTCGGTCGTCACCTGAACATCAATGTCCAGGGCCAGCTTGGTTTCTTTTGTAAACTGGTTTGGGGGGGGTGGCGCCATTGCGTCCACATGCCCAGACTTGCCTTGGTTGGTCGCTGCAAACCAGACTGTTTTCACCCCTGGATACGTGATGTACCATGTTGTTTTCCCAGCCCTGTTCAGGCCCACGTTGTAACCCATCGAGAGCACGTCTCCTACCACGCGTCCGGCATGAACCCCGAATTTTCCCAGTGAGATTCTCTTAGTTTGAACTTTTGCTTCTGCTGTAGTGAATCCCCAGCTTTTAAGGTGATGCATCACGGTCTCGACCACGCACCTTCCGTCCACTCCTGGCATCCTCGTCGTTTTAGTGGGCCTGTGCACGAGAGTGTACTGCCCAGGCGTGCGGCAGCTTGGGTCTCTTATTTTCATGGATTGGCTTACAGCCAGTAGTTTTCTCAAATTTGTTCCGCCTGCGGTTATCAAGGTGGGGTCTTCGACCTCCATGTCCCCTATCAGACCTCTTTTGGACACGAGCGGTGTGGCATCAGGTCCGCTCTCTATGATGGTCTCGGCTTCTGAATCCGAATCTAGCGTACTGTCTTCTTCCTCTTCTGAGTCCCATTCCTGTTCCTCCTCTTCCTCTTTCTCTCCTTTCATTTGATGTTCGCTGCCACTGGTAGACCGGGGTCTCGGCTCAGGGCTGTTTCCACTGCTCGAGCCTTGACCATCGTGCTCACGTTTATGCTGGTCGTCTGCTTGAGGCCCACCAGTTTGTTGCCCACCGGCGGGTCCTCCAGAACTGTCGTCAGGTCGCTTGAACAGCTCGTCTAGAGATGTGGTGGGTTTGACTCTTGATTTTAGCAGCTCCTCTCGCAAGGCCTTTGCTTCTCTTTGTCCCTCAGCTCTTGTCTTTGGGTCCTTCACAAGTGCTACTATCTGAGACACCCTTTCTGTTAGTTGTGGCCCCACATCTGCTTTCCACATCATGGTTTCCTCTTCATACTGATCATATGCCAGCTGCCTGTCTAGGTCTCGGGATGACTGAAGGCCGCTCAAAATTGCTGTCACCATTGTGTGCGCCATTCTGACACGTTCCGTCTCTCCCTGCGCTTTTGACCCTCTTTGCCCACTACCCTCAGCTGGTGTGGGCCCGGCGGCTGGTTGAAGCGGCTCACGCTGCTCGCTGGGCCCGCCTGCCCATGCCACACGCGTGGCTGCTGCTTGCGTGGCTACGATGCGCGTGTGTGTGGGTTCTCCATTTTTGGGTTTGTGTCCTTTCTCTGCATCCTTTTCCCGCTGCTTGCGCGCCTGTTCTAATTTTCCCTCAAGTTCTGCATCCTCCAGGTCTTCTACATTGAAGCTGACGTCTGTATATTGTGTTCCACCAGCCTCCTCATGCTGCTCTGCTTGCATTTCCAGCCCCTTGCTTTTGAGTGTGCATTCGATGCACTGCGGACCAGTTGTGTATACAAATTTGTTGCACACCCCACACTTGTTAGTTCTCTTCGCGTACCTGCTGTGGGCCACCAGTCCATGCTGATGCGTCATTTCTTCCACTATTGCGTCATCCAAGTAGCTGGCCAGGTTGATTCCTATAGGTGTACCAGGTAGCGTTTCATTTGCTGGTTGTGCTCTTGCATATCTAGGTATAGTGTGCAAGTGCACCCTTACGTCTTCACTGCATTCGCAGAAGTACCACTGTCGCGTGGTGCTGTTGGCCAATGCTTGGGCGCGAGCCGTTTCCATCAGCTTTCTCACCGTGGCCAGCTGCAAGTAGAGTGAGTTGCGTGTGATGAAACCTCCTGGTACATAGTTCACTATTTGTTTTTTCCCACCTTGAGTGTAACCAACGTTGTCTGTTGCCCAAATTGGGCCCCTGTTGGCCATGCTCACGTCCAAGAACTGGTTGAGGTTTGCCACCCAATAGTCAGTGTCAAGATGCATTTCCTCAAGCCTGAGTTTAGGCGGCTTTGGTTGCAGCACCTCTTCTGTCAACCAGTTTTCCCAAGCAGCTCGATCGCTCAGCGGCTCGCCGCTGTATGTTATATCCTTGTGAACTTCGTCCACGCTCCAGTTTGCCACCGCGGCTTGCTGTAACTTGTGGGTGTAGCTGTACTTAACCATATTAGGAGATCCATGGTGGATAATTCTTGTCCCAGGACTTGGGTTTTCTTCCATGGCGTTTGGGCTAGTCAAGACCACGTAGACCGTTTCATCCGCTGCATCTATTTTTGGATGTTGATGCCATGCTGGTAATATTCCACGGTGCACGGTGTGACCCATCGTGTGCTCAACCACGTACTTCTCCAAGTTGAGCTGTTCCAACATCGCATGTGGTCGACTTGTGTACGCCACAATGAGCGTTTCTTTTCTTATTAAGGCCCGCAGTTCCGTTAAAAACCTTGAGGCGGGCTGTATTCTTCCTTCTGGCACGTAAACCGCTATTTTCCTTTCGTGGTGGAATTGTAGCGGCGTTGTGGTTGGGACTTCTCCCCTTGTGGGTATGTACTTAGTCCCTGCTATCAACTGTGACGTCATTGCCAATTCTGCATGCCAATTTCCTACATTGCCAATGGGCCAACTTCCTTGTGTTCGAGCTAGCTCCAGGGTTTTTATGTGGTGGTCAACATCCACTGCTTGTAGTTTCCCAGCTATTTGGTACTTCGTTATGCTTTGGGTTGCCCAAGGGCAGTAGTGCACGATGCGTGCTTTAGTTTGTAAGGAAGCCGCCTGGTTTGCGCCTGAGTCCACAGGGCTGCAAATTACCATGTGAGGGTTTATTGCAGTCACCAATTTTTCTACTTCTTTAAAAGTACGTAAGTGGAGGTCATTCATTCGCTTCCTTTCTTCGCTGGACAAATAAGCCACTGTGCCCCGCATTGTTTGAATTTGGTGGCCCATGGAACCGAGCAGGTGCGGGTCTCCAGTGATCACATGGATGTTTGTGCGCGCAAATGTTGGGTGTAGGCTTTTTACTTCCTTCGCGTGGATTTTTGGCACAACTAGATGGGCTTTGATCCCATACTCCAACATTTGTGCGTATGCATGTCCCATCGCTGCAGTGTCCCCCTGGGTCCCAAATGCTACCAGCAGCACTATGTTTGTTTGGTCAACCAGATGTGGTGGTATGATAGCTTGTGTCGCTCGCAGCGCGGTAGCTGCTCCCAGCGCTAGCTTTGTGTACTGCATTGGTTTTCCCAATGCGTGTGTTTGGGCAGCTTTCGCCGCTGCACCGATCGTGTCCCTGACAAACTGCAGATTTTGAGTGATCGGTCGCAGTGAGTATGGGCTCTTGGTTTTCAAACTGGTCCCATCTCTGAAGTACAATTTCTGCTCTGGCTGGTTAATTGCGTGCACTTTCATGTTTTTGAATTGTTGCACCAGTCCATTGGCCACATCTTGATTACTTGACCAGTGCTCGCAGACCCTGGACACCAGCTGATCCAGATCCATGTCCAGACCCAGCGTTTTATTGAGTGGGCCCAGCAGGCCCACCAACATGTCTCTTACCTCGTAGCTCCAAGTGCGCCCTATGTTGAAGAGGCCTGTTCTCAGATCATGTGTTTGACCCACTATTATGTTTTCCTCGAACATCTTTGAGGTCAGAGAATATTTCTTTATCTCAGCAGACATGCTGATGCAAGCCGCCATAGCTGTGTCTGTGGCCAGGCTAGACGTTAAACTATATTTGTTGTAGATGGTTCTTGTTGTATAATATCTGGTGTTCAGCTGAACTTTGGCGTATCTTAACACCTCCTCGAAATCTACTGAATCTCGCAACATTCGAATGCACACTAGCCTGTACAGCCGTTTGTTCACCACGGCTTGCCAGGTCTTCAGGATTTTCCCTGTGGATATTCCCGTACCTAATGACACGTCCACAACGGGTATGGATATTTTCATGTGGTCGCGGGTGTCACAGAGTCTCACCTGTGTTGAAGCTGTAACCATTTGACGGTCACATAGGGTTACCCGCACTGTGGTAACTAGTGGGCCTATGGATAGCACTTTTACTAGAGCTTCCTGGTAACCCACTTCAAAATACCCTAGTTTAGTTACACACTCATAGGTTTCAGTAAGAGCTCTCAAGGATGTTTGGCCCCCTGCATAGGCTATGTGGGTGTACAGACCGTCTGTCTTTACGTAACTCTCGGGCTCGGTCCATGAACTTGGGTAGTATCCAAACACTTGCCCATGCGTCCTCAACCTCTCGGCCAAGCTTTCCAATGGGTATGTTAGTAGTGCGCTGCCCAAGCTGTAGGCTTCCTGCGTGTTTGCCACCATGTCTCCATTGGGACTAAACAGTGGACCAGTCTTTGTCTTCAGTTGTTCTTCCATTTTTACTTGTTTCATTGTTGTTATCTTCGTCATCTCCACAACGGCCTCAGACGCTTCTCCTTCACTCTGGCCCGATGGCATGGCATTAGAGAACTCCGTCATTTCGTGGCCACTTGCCCATCTAGTTGCTAAGTAACGCATGGCTGCATCGTACCTGTTTATGGCGTCCAATGCTGATGTATCTACGTTACCCCTGGCAGACCCTATCTCACCTAACGTTATCGCCCGTGGATCAGCGTGCTCCAGGAATACCATCTTGTTAGTATAAGCAACCAGTTCCATTATGTGCATTTGTTCCATAACATAGTGCGTGTCTGCTGTGTGGCCCATTGTGTGTTGGCCCAACACCATATTGGGCCACAAAGCTTTCAAATCATCTCCGTAAGCCTTGACTTGTTGGCTTGTCAGGAATAGCATCGGTTGGGGTAGCTTTAGTTTTTGTATCTCTATCTTCGCTTTTATGCTTTGCAGGTATCTGTATGCTTTCGTATTTTTCTCTATGTGCTTCCCTTTGCCCATCAACGTGCTGTCCAGCGGCCCTCCAAAAATTATGTGGTCACTGATAGTTTGGCCCAATGTGTCGCGTATCAATTGTGGCAATTTGTACAGCTTGCTGCGTAGTTTCATGTTGTCAATTATCTCCCTCATGAATGTCTTCATGGACACTTCTAGTTCGTGGCGCCTTAGGAACCTCTGCACAGCTTCCGCGTTCTCTGGACCAGCTCCACTTTTCCATGTACTGTATATAAAAACCTGTTCCCGGAGTGTTGGTGACCTCACTGACGCTTTCACGTTTGTTTTTATGTTATCACTTGCCGCAAGATATTGGCAGAGCATTTCGGCCCAGCTTTGCGGGTCTACGTGTACCACTGGCAAGTCCTCATGTACCAACATGCGTAATTTCCCAAACAGCAATGTGTATGGAGACCAGCTGTGGTCATTCTGATTGAATGTTCTCCAATGTGTTTTCCTGCCCAGTTCTACTTGCATCTCAGCTGCTACTTGACTCCACTTGCGGGTCCGTTCCGCATTCATGAGTTTGTTCTTGACGTAGGGATTTGCCATCAACCCAATTTTGTTCAATACTGTTATTGTTCCCAGTGTGTGCATTAATCTATCTAATAAGATACCATGGTATAGCACGTTGTCGTTAAGGTCTACCGCCTCGTGTTCCACTCTGAAATAGGTTACAGAGGACTGGGCACCTTCATCCAACAAGTGGCCCGCACCGAAGTATTGCATTAGTGCGTATGCTTCATAAACATCTTCAAAGTATACAGCCCTGTTGAATAGACGCCAATAATCGTCACTTATTTGTAAAATGATTCTGCCATCCAGTATGAAATTGATTCCAGCACAAGCGGCACAGCCGTTGAATACCTCTACAGTAACTTGGCTACCTCCCACAATCATGCGGCTGGCGTTTCCACAGTAGGCTAGCATAAACGTTGTGTGCATCAGCGTTCGTAACCGTTTACGGCCTTGCGGCCCCAGACGGGACGTGTATGGACTGTTGATCAGTGCGCGCTTCGTGCCAAACTGTTGGCTGGAGTAGCATTTTTGGTCTTGTCCTGGTTCTCTGTCAAAGGTCTCAGTGTACTCCTCTGGGTCCACTCTGTCATCTTCGTCCGAAACTCGCACTATGCCCGTTAATGCAACCAAGCCCAATGGGACCAGCAGGGCCTCTCCGCAAGCTCCTGTGGCACCCACTACCTTCTCTTCTAGTTCTTCGTCTGTTTTCCGAGCTGGCTGTTGTGTCGAACCAACTTTGTTCTTATGCGCACCTTTCCCTAACCGTTTGTCGTGTGTGCCTTGGTTCACCATGTCTTCTAGTCCTACCTGTGCCTGCTCAGCCGCGTCAGTGATCTCGCCCACAAGTGTTAGTCCATGGTCGATGGTGGTGAACAACTTGTAACCAGGAATGTCCCTGAGGCCCATCTCGGTCTGGATTGGTTCCTTTTCTCCACCACTCTGTTTAGTGTCGGAGTCCTCATCAGAGTCCATGCAACCCCGGTCGTCATAGGTCAGCCCACCTCCTCGCAGAGGCCCTGTGGTAGAGTGATACTCGGCGTGTTCTTCCCACCAAGCCGGGATCATTTCAACATCCTCTCGCATACGCTGTGCTGTTTTCTCGGCCAGGTCATTCAAATACCAGGTGAGTCTGTCATTTGTTGGGATGTCCTCTGCCCTTCTTAGAGCTTCCAGGATCACCTTTGTCCTGCCGTTGAAGTACTGGGTGTCAGTCTTTATGTGTTGACTAATCTCTTCGTTTGTGTGCATTGGTTTCACTTGTTTTCGGGCTGTCTTCACTTGCCGGCCTTCGCTCTTTGCTATCTTTTTGCTGGCTGCTTGTTCAGCGCGGTCAAGTCTGGTGGCGTCTACCTGTCCATTAGTTTCGCGGACGTACGACGCCAAGATTTCGAAGCCCATCTTCTGGAGATACTCCGCTCTCTGCTCCTCGTTGGTAGTTTTGTCTTCTTTTTGTTGTTTCAACCTTGCCTGTGACCGCTCATCCCTCATGGTCCTTTCCGCTTTATCCAATGCTGCTCTTGTGGCCGTGTATAGGTCATCCACCCATCCACCACTATACACTAGTAGACCTTGTGTGGTTATTTCGACGGAGGTTGCTAGAGGAGAATGGCTGTCGCAGAACAGGGTCCCCATTATGATCGCTCTGTCTGGTATGAATGGATGTCTCATGAACATAGTTGTGTGGGTGCCAGTGTGTATTATCTCCACAAGGTCATCTATGGGTGCTGGGCGCGCTGTCTTGCCGGTACGTGCTTCTTCCACCATGTCCCAAGGCACTTCTCCCAGTTTTTCATGCAAGTGACATGTTGCCGCTGCCAGCCTGTTGCACCAGACGGCTAAGTCCGCAGGGCAATGGGCGTTCAAGATAACTCTTCTCGCCTCTGATGTGGTGTATGCCTTGAGTCTGATGTCATAGCTTTCCAACAGGTCTTCCATTGTCTCATCATCTCTTTGCTCCACCTCGAAGTACTTCCCGTCTGGTCCAGCGCACACATGTCCTGGCTGATTTCTTACCTGGGCCCAACCGTCTTCAGCTGTGGTTGGTTGGGACCACGGTTTGCCTGAAAACAGATCTGTTACATCTGGTTCAGTCACCTCACTCTCAGCTGCACTTTGTTGCTTTTCCCTTGCGTGAATTTGTTGTTGCTGTGACCTTTCCGGAGCCATTGCAGTTCCCTCTTCCGTGTGCACCGCAGTCATGACGCCCCGAGGGTCTGTTATCATGTGAAGCCCTGGACTTGAGGTCGCGTGCAACCCATAAAGGTTAACCATCATTGACTCCTCCCTGGTTAGCCCCGGGTAGCTAACCAATTGAGGCTCATCCAACTCTATGTTCGCAGGTAGGTGGCTGGAGCTTGACACGTCTGTTACCTGCTCCACTGTTAAGTTGCTGATGTCGACTATTTGCTCTTGGGAGGTTATGTGTGGCCCCCCGTCTTCACCACTAGCCTCACTCACTGCTCGCGGAGTTGCGACTTCTACGGCATGTGGGTCAGCTCCGCCCCTGAGCGGCGGCTGCATGTTGTCATCACGACGTGGTGGTGGTGGATGCTGGTCCATGGGTGAGATTACCCCGTACTTGCTCCTTTTTCCCATCCTGCGCATCAGGCGGGTGAAAACGCCCTTTTTGACCTTTGCCACCGGTTCTGGTGGATGGCTATCTCCTGTTTGAGTACCATGCGGGCTACTCAGCTCACCCTCCTGGACCTGTGGTTCTGCACACGTTTGATGAAGGTTTCCGGCTGGGCGGTCAACATCTGGAGTCGTATCTTCCCCATAAATGTTCATGCCGGTTCTGCTCTCCCATTCCTGGATCCTGACTCTGAGCTGGCGTTTGAGCCCTTCTTGTTTCATGCTCTCCAACCAATTTCTGTCTGGTTGACCGTTGATGTCAAGTGGTGGCCCTCCGGCTTCTATTCTCGCTATGTTGTCGTCAAACTCATTGCGACCATGGAATGCGTCGAAACCACCGTCCTGCCGGCGCGCCAGCTTACCGTCGGCCCATTGGATGTGGCGCCTCATCCTGAGAAGTGCTGCCCTCTGCCTCTCTTGTCGTATGGCTTTGATCGTTGCAGCTTCTTCATCAGCTCGTGCGTCTGCTGCGGCGCGCATCACCTCTTCAATACGCTCTGGCCAGTCTGAATGGGCTGTTTGTGCGATTCTGAGCTGTTTTGTGGTGATGTTCTCAGAGTAAAATATTGGTTGCTCAATTCCCCTGCAGGAAGGCCTGTGCATGTCTATTAAGCCGCGGGGTTTGTGCACTCTGCACGTGCTGTGCCTGCAGGTGTCCACCGTATAGGGTGGGTGAGGGCACACATAGCTAAATAGTTGGTTCCATTTTCTAATCGTCCACCCACAGTTGTTCCAACCTAGTTGTTGCGCTGTTTTCGCACCTGTTTGTCCTGCAACCACTGGACCACTTACAGCTGGATGGCGGATGTGTACTATTCTTGGGTTCTCATACAATGGATTTTCCCTAGCCACCCTGTCATTAGCTATCTGGTCTGCTCTCTGGCGGTGCTTGTGAAGTTGACCTGCCTGGTCTCGGTACTGTATCGCCCGTTCCATGTAAGTGAGTGCTTGGCCTATTTTTGTCAGATTCACTTTTGTGTGCGCCATTATTTGATCATTCTCTCTCAGCTCTTGCCACTTGCTCTCATCGCCACCTGCCAAGGCGTCAGCCACGTCGTAACTATACCTGTACCTAGGGTTGCGCACACCAGCAGGAACGTGCTTGCCTGTACAGTCGTGTTCCAAAGTCCCCGGGAAAGTTTCAACGAAATGGATGGGTTGCACACGTACCCTCTCACAGTCTACCTCCCTACCTTCTGCGCAGGGTGCGCAGCATTCGTGTTCCTTAGAGCGATCTGCTGGCGTCGTGGGTGGTTCATTCAACGCTCGCCTACCCCGTGGCACAAGCGCTCCCATCTTGGACATCCTTAGTATTTTCTCCTCTGGTGGTAGCTCCCACCAGGACTCACTTCTTCCGTGTCCTATTAGTCCCTGGCCGAATTGCCCCAAGGCGTTTGTTATCTTCTCTGGCAGTGCTCTTCCGGCTGCACTTAGGGTGTCGTCCAGCGTCAAGTCCCCTGCTGGACTTAGAGTTATAGTTGCTGTGTAGAGACTGATCTCTGTTTTCAACCATCCCACGCCTACTTCCTTGACCACCTCATACACGACCTTTCCGTTTCCTTCCGTTTTCCTAAACATAGCTTCTCCTGCAGCCTGGTTGTTGGCACGTTGTATCAATTCGCTCTCCTTCTGGAGGTAAGCAAATGCTGCCGTGTTATCAACGGCTTCTGCCGGAAGCACTTCGGCCATCGTCTGCCCTATCGCCGCCCTTGCTGCGTTGCTGCTGGTAAGTAGGGTTGGCTTGGGGCTACTCATGGCAATTAGCAGATTAATTTGCCGTTGTGAATAGTACTTGCCTGCTGATTGATAATAAGTGCTGACATCGTGATTGATCAGTGGTATGGGGTCGAAGTACTTGGTCACGTCCAGCACCACTCTTGTTCCGTCTGGCTCTCTGTACGTTTCCACCGCATCCATCAGCAGGTCCGTAAGTTCCAACACCTTCCCCAATTCTGGGCTAATCTTGGTTTCTGAGCTTTCTGGCAGCTGGGGTGCCAAATCACCCGTTGTTGCAGTTTCAGGTGCCTGGGCTGTCCTGTGTTGCGTCGTTGGGGAATCTTGGTGTGCTTGTGGTGCGGATAGGTGAGAGCCTGTGGAGTACATGTGCTCTAGAGACTCTAGATCTAGATCCTCCAGATGCAGTCTGGTTTCATCCATTTCAGCGCGGGTGTCCATCCAGACTTTGTCTTTCCAGATCGCCATCTCCACATTTATGTCATTGTTCAACCACTGTTTCACATCCTGATTTTGCGTGCGGTTAGACCATTCTGTCGCATAGCTAACAGTATCCACGAAGCTGCTTATCATCACTTCATCTACGAACCGTCTTTCTTGACCACCATGTATCTCAAACACAGCATGCAATAGTTGGCGGAGCTCTTCTACGCCAGGTTGCATGTGGCGTGTCTCTGCTGGGCTGACTACATTATAGGGCAGCCTAGCTGCCCATTCCTGCACGCTTGTCTCCTTTCCAGCCCCGGCTTGGTATCCGGCAAGTCTAACGTGCAAGGGTGTGCTGTGTCTGAAGACTCCAGCACTCCACCAAATTAACAGATTTTTGCATCTTGTTGCTGCTGATATATTGTAGTGCATGTCTAGGTGTATGCCAGACGTTGCATTGGGAGAGTGGGGCGTTTGCACCACCATCACGTTATTGGCCTCGTTGCCTTGGAATTTGTGTACTGTTTCTGCTGCAGTTTTCCCCATTTCTATCATCTCCACTGGAATCCAAATTTCCCGACGCTGCAGCTCTACTGTTATTAGCGTTTTTGTTGTGTTGTAGTGGCATATTATAATGTCAACCCGTTTTTCCACGGCACAGTCAATTATCTGCTGCACCTGCAAATTGTCAGAGTGTTTCAATTCCACAGCGGTTTCGGCAGTGCTATCAGGGTGCTTGGTCAGTTTGCTCAGGGCTGGTATTTTCTTAAGCTCGTCGATGAGTCCTTCACCGAATCGCCTGGTTTCCCAATACTGTGCTACATTCTTTGGTTCAAGTACGTCCATTATGTTGTTTGTGCTTCTCACGCCCGGCATAGCATCCATGTGCACCACCCCTATTTGCATGTGATCCCCATACAACATCAATTTTTTCACTGCAGTCCCAAGGGCGCTCGCTACGACTGTTGGTGTCATCATGGTGGCTTCATCTATAAACACGGTTTCCGAATCAAGCTTGGTCATACCCCCTTTTTCTAACGTCAACACGTATTTGTGTACTTGATCTGCTTGCATCTTCCCCACTTGCACCAACTTAGCAGCAAGTACCACTTGTGCCATGCGTGTTTGCGTTAAACAGTAGCTCCCGGGGATGTATTGTTCTGCGAGTTTGGTGGTTTTTCCCCAGCCACCTGGTGCCTTGATGGCCGTACTCTGGCTGCATATCAGCTTAAACCTGTCTTGGTCCATGCTGCTTGTGATGGCTGCGATTATGGCTCGTAGTGCTGAACCACTGCTCACCTTAAGTGTGCCAATCGTTTGGTGTGGGGGTATGTGCTTCCCGGTTGTGGTTAGCGTGATCAGTCCGTTTTTCGGCTGCGCCACTATTGGCCGCGTTTGTGTAAGGTGGGGGAAATACACAACATCAAAGGTTTTTACTTTCCCTGGATCCACTGCCACGCATACTGTGCGGTTCTTCAATCTTGTCATACCGTCGACTGGGCTGAACATCACCCGTTCTTGCCTCGATGTGGCCACAGATTTGTCCTGACTGACCAAGCACCGAATGATGGTGTACAATTTCGCTATCACTTCTTTTCTGACTATCTGGTCGTACATGAGCTCTTCTCCGGGCATCACATCATATTGTTCTGTGAATATGTCTGCCTGTAAGGCTAGCTTGGGCTCCATGTTGAGGATTTCTAGCACATCTTCAAACTTCCTTGGCACGCGCACGTGCACCTGGCCCCTGTTGACCGCATTCTTTCCTTCTTTCGGGTTGTTTGTCAAATACGTGCTTTGCCCAATCCGCACCAACTTTGGCATTTCACTACTGGACGGGCTGGCTTGCAATCCCGCCCATAGTGCGTGGATGTTTAATTCTGTGAGCATCATGAAATCTACGTCTTGTTCTTCAGCCGCGCTGTAACTGGCCCTGTTGTTCACTGTTGCAAACAACTGATACTGGCTCTCTGGTGCTCCCTGTACCAGGCGTGGTTCAGCATCCAGGCTGCTGACGATTTGCAGTTGTGACGCAACCCAGTGACCCACTGGCGATTCTTGGTTGTCTTGTAGAGTGCAGGTTTTAAACTCTGAACCCTCGTTGCCTTTTGCCACGAAAGTACCAGCATCGGTTGTGAAGATGGTGTTTAGGCCCATTGTGACACTATACTTTGCCAGTTGCAAAACTGTGTATGGTCCTTGGCTTCTGGTCACTGTGGCTATGTTGGATTCCGTCACAATGGAACCATGCAGGAACCTCATGACTTCGTATCCACACTTGTCAATATCCTGGCTTACATCTTCCACACTGTGGAGCACAATTGCTGTTGGGTCCACTTCATACACTCCTTGGCGCATCAGTTTTGCTACAACAGTGTGCGGTTTTTCTCCGCTTTCAAATCGGCTGTATCCAAATTCCTCAGCTGCCTTAGCGCCATCTATCAAGTAAGTCGCTTCTCCTGCTCCGAACGTGTGCATCAACTTCACTACCATACCTGCTACGTCGTCTGCATCTATGGCGGTTTGGACTGCTGCCAATGTGCGCGGTGGTATTGGCTCTACAACCTCCTTAGTGGATCTCTTCCTCGTGTCTGGTGGTTTAGCGCCAGGTGCTTCATGGGAAGTGGTTACTTTGTCTAATTTAATGACGTTCAACTCTTCCATGGTCGGCACCGATTTTGGTCTTTCCCCCTGCCAACAAGTGGCAAGTGCCTGCTCTGCCTCGGTTGCT